CTATGAGCGTTTAGTCATCTTTTCGGCAATAGATGAAGAGATGAATGCAATTTCTAACGAAGAAGTGAAAAAGAATCATGGCTGATAAAAAGTTTATTATTGAGGTCCGTACCAAAGGATTCGCCAAAGCGAATCGTGACATGGGTAAGCTGGATACGTCCAGTAAATCATATGATAAAACTGCTGGTAGAATGCGTGGTACAACCAATGGTCTGCAAGGTTCCATTGGCGCATTAAGAAATAGAATTTTAGTTTATACTTTTGCTATTGGTGGTGCAGTTGGCGCAATGAATAAGTTTGTGAAGGCTGCATCTGGATTCCAGGATGTGAAAACTCGCCTTGTTGGACTTACCGGGAGTGTGGAAGAAGCAGAGATTGCGTTTCAAGCATTTAATAAAATCGCAGCTACTACACCATTTGCATTAGATGATGTAGTGAATGCCGGTGCGCAGTTACAGGCGTTTGGCATGGATGCGAAACTTACGCTACGCGCTACTACTGATTTGGCTGCATTTATGGGAACCACTGCCGTAGAAGCTGCCAGTGCATTAGGCCGTGCCTTCGCCGGTGGTGTTGGTGCAGCGGACATGTTACGCGATAAAGGAATCAGACAAATTATAGCAGATTCGCAAGGCATTACAGATATAACAAAAATTACACTACCTGAGTTTAGAGTAGCATTACTCAAGGCCATGACTGATCCCGATGGTCGTATTTCCGGTAGTGCAGACCGCTTATCTAAAACATTCACTGGTGCAGTCAGGAATATGCAAGATGCTATCACAGTTTTTGCGGCGATGGTCGGTGATAATATGCTTGGTCCATTAACAACAGCGGCGAATGCGACAGAAGATATGTTTCGTTCTATGAATCCAAAAAGGCTGGCAGAAATATCATCAGCACTTGGTGTAATGGCTACAGCATTTGCTATTTTAAGATTTGAAGCTATGCTCACTGTTGCTGTTGTCGGTTCTTTTACGAAAGCTCTTAAAGTCATCGCGACCATAGCTACTTTACTCGGTGTAGACAAATTATTCCAATTAATGGGTACGTTTGATCATCTACAGGAATCGATTGATGGTACTACTAGTGCATTAGAAAAGCAACAAGCAGCATATATAGCATATCTTGAAGAGATTCTGACTGCCAATACCGCATTAAACGATCAAGCAACGGCGTTGCGGAAAGGTGAAACCGCTTTGGCTGTGCGGTTAGCGACTATGTTTGAAGATACTGAGCTTGGTAAAGCGCGAGTGGCTGCGTATTTAACCGAAAATAGAATGCTCAGTGAAAATGAAATAGCGATATACAAGCAAATTGATGCATTTATTGCTAAACAAGAAGCAGAGCGAGATGCTACAAAGGCCACACGAGATGCTGTTCGTGCAGAAGAAAGAAGACAGAGCTTAGTAGATAGCAGTATCGAGTCTTTGAAAAGCGAAGAAGCTGGCTTGAGAGCAAAGATAGCGGAAATGGATGGTATGAGTGAGGCCATTATAAGAGCCACTGCTCTAATGAGAGAATTGACTCCTGAAGAAAAACTATGGATTGAGCAAATTGAGAAACAGAAAACTGCTATAGAAGAAAGAACTGAAGCACAGCGCAAAGCAGAAGAATTCGCAGAAAAAGCAAGGCAACTCGCAGAAAGAGTAATGAAACGCTCAGAAGAAGCGGCAGAAAGAGAACTTCAGCTCCTGGATGACAAAATAGCAAGAATGGAACTCGCTGCTATGAAATCTGCGGGTATGAGAATAGAGACAGATAAGGTGACTAAATCCACAAATGAAATGGCGAATGCTATTCTTCTTGCTGCTGGGGCAATGAAATCTATGACAGCAGAAGGTGCAACCAGCGAACAACAATTATCAACACTGTTGCAAACCATAGGTAGTCTTTTAATGATGATCCCCGGTGGGCAAGTACCAGGAGCATTGATGACAGCCGGATCTATGTTCATCGGCCACACCGGTGGTCTGGTGAAAGACAATGGCATCCAACGCTTTGCACAGGGCGGCATGGTGCAAGGTCGGGATAATGTACCCATCATGGCACAGGCTGGTGAGTTTATTATGCGTAGAGAAGCGGTGCAGAATATCGGTGTGCAGAATCTTGCCCAGATGAACAAAACCGGGCAAGGTGGCGTGACTGTGAATATACAAGGTAATATGATTGGTAATGATGAGTTCGTCAGAGATAATCTGCTCCCACAAATCGCCAAAGCAGCACGGCAAAACCTAGCTTAAGATGTCACTCACCAATGCACCATCCACTTCCAATGTAAGTGAAAACTGGATTGCTCAATTATTCCATCAGAACTCATACCTTTCCTTCGATGGTACTGATGACTATATTGATCTTGGAGAAACAACAAGTAGTTCACCTATAGCGATAGGAAGTAGTACGGGGATAACAATAGCATTCTGGATTAATTTCCCAACGCTGGGTGCAGCGGAGCCAATATTCCGAAGTCACGACCATGCTACAAATTATGTAGGATATGCAGTCGATAAAAATTCGAGTAATCAAATAAGTTTTAGTTGGTACGATGGATCGGGATCTGGGCCAGGCGATAGACGAACTATGACAGGAGATACTGCTTTATCAGCAGATACTTGGTACTTTGTAATAATTACTAGCACATTTGCCTACGCTACTTCTGGGACTAAAATTTATATAAATGGCACAACATCAGACTCCATTACGGCAAGTGGCACTTATAGTGGAACTTATCCAGTTTATTCAGGTTCAAGCCTAAATGGCATTATAGGACAAAAACTTCCTTCAACAGATATATGGGGAGAATTTAAATTAAGAAATTTGGGGATTTGGGCTGCAGTATTAGATAGTGCTAATTTGACAGTTATATATAATAGCGGAAATTTCTTATCTTTTCTTCAGGACAACGGTAACTATGATGAATCATCTGCGTTAAAAGGTTACTGGGAGTTCAATAACGGAGATAATATCATACAAGATAAATCTGGCAATGGCGCACACGGTACTATAACGGGCGGCGTTTATGAGGATTTTCTGCCAATTGCCTTATCTGACACAACAGTTGATGATGTTTTTTATCATGGAACTATCACCAATAAGCCATCTATCCGATCATCCATTGATTTAGCCAAGTCTACATCTGATACAGACAATATCTCTCTATCAATAGCAAATTTTCAAACCGATGGTACTGATTTCTACAAATTAATCTTCAATGGAACAAATAATTATCATAATAAAGGAGTAAGAATCTATGCCCAATTTAGTGGAGAATCCACATTAAGTGATTGCCAGCGTATATTCACGGGTCGTTTGGTGGATATAACATTAGGCCAGAATCAGAACATTAAGATGCAAATCAATTCACACCGACCTTGGGATAAGATACAGTTTCCGCAGACCAAACACAGTAAATACAATATTTATCAACCAGTGGTTTATGGTTCATATAATTATTCAGATGCAACCAGTGGTGCAACCAATGATGCTGCTTTTGGTGGTGTCTTTCCAGTACCAATTTTATATACTAATCGTAACACGATTGTGACAGTATTACCGAAAACATATACTGGTGGGTCCCATTGTTACATACACCATTATGTTGGATATGATTGGTTTTGCAGTATAAAAACAGAAGGCAGTGGTATGACCGATGCTACCACTACAGAAGGTGGAGTAGATATATTAGAAACGCCAGCATCTGATCGAGCTACGGGGTGGATTCGCACTAATCAATCATCTTTTGATTTTTCCGGTTCAGTAACATATCTTACTAATCCAGAAAATGCGACTGATTTTAATTTAGAAACTGGAGCAGCGGATACAACTACTTATGCTACCGCGGATATTAACGATATTGATGATCTCAGATATTTAACAGTACAGACTCCGAATAAACAATTTGCAGTCACTCTTATTACTGGTGTTTACATCAAATACAGTATCTTATGGGATGATGGCTCTGGTGATAACCAGCAGTATGAAGTTGATTTTTTTGGTAATGAATATGATTCTACTGCGGATGATTTACTTTCAAGTCCATCAACCAAAATATTAAGCAATAGTATATCCACTCACGAATTTACATTTAATACCACACCAGCAAATGCAGTTGCAAGTGAAAATGCTTTAGTGTGTCCAGACGAATTGCTGATAAAATGGAAAGCAGAACATAATGCACCATTATATGACCATGAAGACCACGAATTGCGTGTGTATGATATACAGATGCGTTATGAAAATCGCTTCAATTATAATGATAATGATAGAAAGCGTGTGGCAGATTTGAAGTACTTTTATTGTGGTGCTGCTGGGCTCACTGCATCATGGGATTCAGGTGCTATATCACATGGACATGATGCACACCGAGATATGTTGATTAGATTTGCTGGTGTTAGTACAGAAGATCCAGAAGTGAATACTGGCGAAGCTTGGAGTGTATTAGATACAGACAGAGCAATAGATAATTGGAAAATAAGATACTGGCAATTAGAACCGAGATCACTTAAAGATGCATTGGATCAAATGGCCTATGAATCTGGATTTGTATGCAAATTTTCACCATCCAACCAATTAAAATATATCTATGTAAAAAAATCAAGTGAATTATCAGCTCTTCTAAATCTTACTAAAGATGATATTGCTAATGTCAGTGTC